GAACACCGTGCCGTCAAACTCGAATCCTCTATTAACCCCATCAACCCCGTACATCCGATACCCGCTACCGAAGTTGGAGTTCACAAACTCATAGTCTCCAGAAGGGCTTAACGTGATGGCCGAGCTGTCTCCAGCGATAGTAGCCAGATCCCCGCCACCAGATACCTCTATCCCTTCTGACTGGAATGTTCCTGTTTGACTGGCAAAGATAAGTCTCCCTGCCGCGTCACCACCAGCCCACGATCCTGATTCAACCATTACCCTGGTGATCGTCGCAGTAGCTCCTCCAGTTAGACCGGTAATAACATCTGATTCTGCAATCGCCGTAGATCCGGAGGTGAAAGATAGCTCTTTGCCCAGAGCAACGGCAGCCCAGCCAGATGCAGTTGATTTGTATATCGCGGCAGTAGCGCCGCCAACAGCATTCCTGAATGCGTATACGATGTCGTTGAACACCCACACGCCGAGCATGTCTCCGGTTCCAGGGACCACCGTGATGTCTGACCTGTACACATCCGCCGCTAGGTTTTTGTACTGGGCCTGTAGGTTTTGCGTCGAAGCGCCATTGGGGATGCCAACAGCGTCCGTATTCCCCTGGATAACAGCGGAGACTGTAAGGTTCTCTGAAGCATTGCTGAATGTGCCTGTGGTCTTCGTCAGGATGAGATAGTCCTGCGCCCCACTCGTTACCACCCCTCCCGCCACAATCACGCCTGTAGCGCCTGTGTCGGCTCCTGTGACCGTGTCTCCACCATTGAAGGAACCTGTGATTGTTACATCTAAAAGTATGTATGTGGCCGCTGATGGGGCAGTCTGGCCGTCAAACCGCTCATATCCCTCAATATCAACATAGCCGCCGTCTAGGCCTATCTCGAAATTAGAGGCACTCTGCAGTGACCCAGGCTTGGCCTTCCATTTCGGAGTAACCTCATCAACACCTTTCTCAAAATCAAGGTAATCTCTTCGGACGGCAGGCAGTGGGGGGAGTTTGAATAATGCATTCATGCCATCGGGCCTCTGACCCGCATAGGCTGAAGCTGATCTCCCTCTAGCTGACGCATTAGCCTAGAGCCTTCTACCCTGGCTCTGTTCAATGTCGCTTGATCTGACTCGAAATAGGCGTACTTCTCTAAAGCCTTATAGACAATGAGCTGATGGTACTGGACCGGCAAGACCGGAGTATCACTATTCGCCGCTAATACCTGCGCCCCGCCCTGGAACAGACCTGTGATCGTATACACAGCATCTGGCGCTGGGCCGATCACTAGATTGTTCTGAGGGTCCACCGAGACATGAGAGGGATAGCCGTCAGACTGAGTACCGATCTCGTAGATGTTCCGGAACCATTCCCATGGCACATAGATCATCCAGTTCTCTGTACCAACACCGCCTGATGTCAGATATATCTTGGGCGGATCTATGCGGTCATTAACATCCCAGCTGTTAAAGGTCGTGAGAGCAGATCCTGCACCTTCGTTACCACCAGTAATATCAGTGACAGCCGCATCATCCCAGGCGTACCTGTAAGTAGATGCGACAGTGGCTATCTCAAACTCGTTCCTTAACCATCTCCAAGCGTAGCCGTGCCTATTCTGGATCTCGACATAAGCATTCGTTATCCATGTCACCATCCGCTGTAATTCGCCGGCCTGACCGGTTACCGCCGTAGGGACCGTGCCCCCGCCAGGGAGATCCGCCTCCAAACATAAGGCCTGACATAGTTCCAAATAAGTCATGCATCTCCTTTACTTAGGACGGCGCTGCAAGACACTCGGCCAGCCACGCCTTCCCTCTGGGGTTACGGTCCTCGACTACCTCAAACGGATAGCGCAGGCCCCTGTGAGCAACATAGCGCACAGATCTGGCCCCATCTCCGTCAGTGAACGGCTGGTTCTCATAATGAACCGGCTTCGCCCGAGTCAGCGCCTCAACGAAATATCTCGCCACTGTCTTGAGCTGGCCACGGATAAAGGTCTCTTTCTGACCATTGACCGAGACAATAAAGGCCCGATCAGCCTGCTTCTCAGCAGTGTCATGGACCCTGATAACCACCGGCTCGTGATTGAACTCCTCCAGCTTCGCCTTGTCAGCAAATGCCTGGGAGTCAATGTCCGGCAAGTTTTCAGTAATCAGCTCCGGAGTATCCTCAGTACCACCGATTGTCATCAGGGTTGTCTGATTCGGAACCTCGGCCTCTGTCGTCTTCGTCATGACAGCTGGCCGATCCTTTGCATCCATACCCGTTAACTTCTCGAGAATCGCGGCCATGTTGGCATCGGTCTTCTCGATATGGTCATTGAGCGTTTTGTTAAGCTCGAAAGTCGTTGGACTCTTAGACTTAGTCATCTTCTACCTTCCTCTCCTTCGTTTAAAAAAGCCCCCGAAGGGGCTAATGGCTACGCATTACTTGACGGACGCGCCCCTGAGAACCTGATGTAGTCAGTGGTCACAACCGTAGCAATATCAGCATCATCGCCGCTATCGCCCCAGACATAAGGGATCAGCAATGAGGTCGTTGCAACCGCAGTCAGCCGCGTCAGTCTCAATACGCCGTTGATGTAGAACCTAGCATCACCATTCGCATCAACCTCAATCCGCAATATGTCATAGGTGTTTGCTGTCGGCCCAACAACCAGTGTTTCCTCTGCGGCGGAATTGCCCACAGTGCCAGCATTCGTGGATACCGCCTGAAACAACGTAGTCGCTGTCGCGTCAGTGGAGAACATAATGGCGATACCGTTAGTGACCCCTGCGTCATCAGTAACCGTACCAGAGTTCACCTTATAGTTGGCAACCTCTGTGGAGTTTGGTAACACATCACCAAGGCCAAAGCCCCAGCTAGTACCTGTTATCTGGTCAAACGACACACGATATTCAACAATCGTCTTGCCGAGACTGACCAGTGAACCTTTCGCCAGCAGGATAAGGCCCAGCACAGACTTGTCATCTGCGCCACCAGTTCCGCCAGATCCCATGTTGATCGCACCTTCTGGCGCGGTGATCGTCACGCCGACTGTCGCGTCACCATCTGATCCCTCAAACACGATCCAGTTGTTCGTGGTGTCAATAGCAGCATCAAGGAAGTCATCGAAGACCTCGAAGCGGGTCTCCTGTCTGGTCTCCCTCTGGTCTGACTCTAGGGTCGTTAAGGCGATGGTTGACTCTGTCCCATCAGCGTTGTCTGTCTTGATCGCTGAGTTCTTACCCAGACGAAGCGTATTAGCAATCTTTAAGTTCCGTACCTTTTCCCATAATCTCATTGTTAGTTTCCTGTGTTAGTGCGAGATTCTTGGAAGAGGGGACCGAAGCCCCCTCAACTCAAGGGTTCTTCTTGCTTACGATTCCTGCGGACGTAATGGCAGGGTGGAAATATCCACCATAGTCTCGTAAGTACTCCATGTCGTGGACCCGAAATCGAAGTCCGATCCGGAGTTGTTCTTGATGATGATGTATCCAAATGGCAGATACGTCTCAAGGTCAACCCACGGGAAGGATGGCGCGATTTTGAATGCACCAGCAGCATCCAGAGACTGGAGCGCACCTTGATGGAACGCGATGGTTCCAGCAGCGATGATACTCGCCACAAAGACACAACCTTTGTCATCACCAATAGTGGTGAAGGTATCGCCATTGTAGTCAGTCGTGCCTGGGGCAGTGTTGGTCTGAACGGCATACGCCGTAGCCATCTTGCCAGCAATAGCGCCTGCTACTGCTACAGTCGTGGTGATCGTGGAAGTCGTTCCGGCGGTAAGGCCAGCTTTTGAGAAGCACATTGTGGCTCCTCTTATATCGTTTGCTTGCGGCATAAATTTCTCCTGTTTAGAGTTAGGCCGTAGTCACCCTGTTTGGGCAGCTTTCACCCAAAAGCCCCGCACTGGGCGAGGCTTAGGGTCACTCTAAGTCGTTGATTAAAGAGAAGTGACTCCACACTCTGCTACAGCCATCCATCCATCGTTCTGGATAAATGGAGCGCACCAGAAGATCGCGCCGACATAGCCGCGCTGACCGTGTGGGTCATTCTTATCTTTGGTGGTGTGTGGGATGTGAGTCACATTGAAGGAGTTGAGGCCCCGTAGAGCAACGTCTCCCCAGGCATCTTCAGCCACCACGATCATCGGGTATACGTCGATGCTCGTTCCAGTGGTAGACAGAAGTCCGGTAGAGCCTACAGCCGCTCCGGAGTCTGCGATCTCTGACAATTCAGGAGATATGATGAACCTGTATCGATCACAGGCCCCAAGCTCCATCTCGTGCATTACCTTGCGAGTACCATACGAAGCGCACTCAATGAACCCTGGCAACTCACGAATGTCATTCTCACAGTCAGTGTGACAGAACACCAAGAACCCTGCTTCTACAGAGGCGGTGTTGTAGTTTGGTGACGGCGTGAGGATCTGGGTGATCAGATCTGCCCTGTTGCTCAATAGGCTTCGGGAGATCTTTCTCAGCAAGCCAAGAGATACTGTCTCATCAACCGTGCCCCTGGTAGTGCCGCCAGCGTAGAACAGATTCGTTCCACCCTTCAGCGTGCCATACCGGATCTTCTCACGGACTAAGCCCATTCTCTGGCCAGTCTGCTTCTTCATAGCCGCCGGAACATCGTCCTCGTACAGGTCTGCGGTCTTATCCGTATACATGTACAGGCAGCTGTACTGATTCAGAGTGACCGTGATGTCCTGGGGAGTGATCGTATCGGCATCAGGTGTTACGCCCTCTGATGTCAGATGCGCGTTCTCATCTACTACCCAGGCGTTGATGGTGGCCGCGCTAGTAGTAGCGCCTCCATACGGAAGCCAGCGTCTGAAGACTACCGTCTCCGACTGGTTCTTGCCCATCTTGTGTTGTGTACCGGTGATTCCCAGTACTTCTCGGGGGATTGCATGCTTGAGGATTGAACCCTTTAGCTTGCCTACCCGTTCTGCTGTTGTGTCGTAATTCTGTGTCGTCATGACATTTCCTCGTTATAAAGATAAATACACCTCCCTTGTGGGGGTGCAGCTCGTTCCTCTTCTTTATAACGAAGGCACTTATGTCATTCGTTCCGATCTGTCGGGGCGTTTACACGCGCCGTAACATTCTAGCCTTCCTTATAGCCTTGCTCGAATGCATCTTCCTCTGACTTAGTTGCAGGCCGTCTGTCATTGCCGCCACCACTCGTGATGGGAACTACAGAACCTTCCAACCTCTCCTTAGCCAGTCTTGATCTTTCCTTCCGCTTTTCAGCTTTCTCTTGCGCTGCCGTCCGATCAGCCTCGAACTTATCTAGCATGGTGACAGCATCCCGCGCTTTAGGGCTATCTGCCAGCGCCTGCATATCAGGCGATTGTATCGCACTCCACTTGCGGAAGGCCGGTGTCTTTACCGTATCTTCCCAACCATCGTGCTTTAGATCCAATACAGCCATCTGTCTACCCTGCTCGGTGAGATCAGCCATCTCTCCTTTCAGGCCAGCAACCTGCTGCTGTAATTTGTCAACATTGGGTATCTTAGCCAATATTGCGTTGCCTTGCATCCCTAACTGTTCCTGAAGGACATCTGCCCACTCTGGGAACTCTTCCTTAAACTCGTCAAACTTCTCGCCACCAGTCGCTGCTTCCATCACCTGTGCAGACGATGGTTGCCCCGATTCAGCCTTCGGGCTGGAGTCTAGCTTCTTGATCAGCTGGTTGAGCTTGCCGTTGATATCGCCGTACTGGCCCTCAAGGGTTCTGATACGTTGCCCTGATTGATCCACTGCCTGGGGTTCATCGGACTTATCGTCGGCCTCACCCGCTGCAGCTTCGCCATCTTCCGCGAATACCTTGTCTAACTCATCTAGCTCTTCTTCTTCCTGGCCAGACTCTTCAATTAAGATTGTCGGCCTTGTTTCGTCTGCTGATGCTTCCTCATGTCCCTCAAGGAATGCCGCTTCTTCAGCCTCGGCATTTGCAGCGGCCTCTTCTAGCTCTTGTTCTTCCTGCTCTTCCGGCATGTTATCTCTTCTAAATGTATTCAACCCTGGTCAGTGTAGACTCAGGAATAACCAATGGTTCCTCATTGGCCTTCCTTAAAAACCGCTTCCATTCGTTGATCGCCCCGACTCGCTGGGCGTTCTCTATATCCGTTAATTTCGGATTATCGCCCTGAACACGCAGTTTGGCAACACGTTCTTCCGCGTAGCCGGTAATTTTCTTGTATGTCGCTGATCGATATTCTTCATCATCCAGCTCCAGTATGCTCGAACTGAGCAGCTCATCATCTAACTTTTCGGTCTTCAATGGCGTGTTATCTCCGCTCTGTAGTGGAAATCGTCCCCAGGTGGCTGCGCTGTCTCGCCTGTCGTGATGCGGCCCATCGTCTCTGGATCGTCCTTGAGCATGGCTGGGACATCATCTGGGTGTACTAGGCTCCAGTCTTTAGCCTCGGCCTGCGGATCTAGTGATCTGTAGACCACCATCATGTCCGTCCTCACTCTTGCTTTCCTCTCCATCATTCTACAAATGCCTGTCCTGGGGCTGCTCGGCCCATAGGCTCTACAGCTGGTGTGGTTACTTGCGGGGACTGGCCTGCAAGCTGTTTCTGGGTCGTGAGCTTCATCACCATCTCAGTGAGTGATGCCTTGATCTTCTGCAAGACCTCCGCCTCATGGCCCTCGCGATCAAGCTCACCCAACTCAGCGTCAACCTGCTTCATGATGGAATTGAACTCAATCTCTTTATTGGCCAGCTCAAGCTCTTGTGCCAGCTTGGCTTGGGCCAGTTCAGCCCTAAGCTGCTCTTTGCCCATCTCGCCTTCAGCCTTGATCTGCGCGACTTCAACAGACGAATCAGGTGCAGGCTGGGACATCTGCTCGACAACCTTCTTCCATTCCTCATCATCGTACTGGAATCGGGCTGGGTCAAACTTCTGGCCCTTGAGGTGTTCCTCCATCCACTTGTGTGGATCTAGGCCAAATTTCGGCTCGAGAACCAACTCGCCCATGCTCTGGATGAATTGATTATCAGCATCTCTCTGCAGCAATCCGGCAGATCCGTGGGCCTTGATCTCGAAATCACCCTTCATCTCGTCTTCGCCGTACATGAGTAGGAACTCGTAGTACCGGCGGATGTGGGGTTCTGTGATCATGTCATCGAACAATCGAGCTATACGGCGCATCACTGTTGATGCGTTATTGTGCAATATCTGCATGCCGCCAACCGTCTCTGGGGCCGATCCCTGCTGGCCTTGTAGGATTAAAGGCATACCGGTTACGTCTTCCGCCATCTTCAGGGCGATATCCATAATCAGCTTCAAATCATCGGTCATCATGTCCATCTGGACAAAGCGGAACGCCTTATCCACATCATTGAGATCCGCGTCTTCTCCAGCCTGCCAGCCCTTTCTCGGGGCAATCTCCAGTCTGCCGTCAATCGGTGTGACCAATCCCTGGAGAAAGATCCACATAGGCCCAGCAGCCATACCGGCGTTGTCCATCATATTCCTGGCAGCACCGTTCACTACCCTCTGTGGGTTGCGGATCTGCCGTGATACCCCTATTCCCCATGGTCTTCCGGCCATTCTCTGCCATACCATGAAGTCGTAAGGGATCTCTCCAGAGTCGAGCGGGTTCTTGATAGCCCTGATGACCCTGTTATTGACCATTGTTATTGCTACATCGACGTAGGACAGCGCATCTTCTGGCGTATCCATGCCGATCCCAGTCATATCCTCTTTTGAAAGTCTGCCGTAGTAGTGCCAGATCTCGAACAGATCCATCTTCTGCTGCTCGTCCAGGCCGACCTTGTTATCTCTACCGCTGCCAGCGTCCTCGAACTTCTGGATAGCCCTGTGTGGGCCTTCAAGGATAGCCTCGCCAACCTCTTTCTCGTTGTAATCCTCGCCTTTGGCCATCTCCTGGAGCAGCTTCTCGCCAATAAAGTCTCGTTCAAAGAAGTCGCTGCCCTTGTGGATGTTCTCCCCACAGCCGCTATCTGGGTAGCAGTTCCATGGATCAACCCTGATCGATACCGGCACGGTCTCTTCATTGACTTGAAGCTCGCCGTCTACATAGGCAATACTTCTCTTCCTCTGCGGGACTGGGCCTTTCAATACTCCAGTGCCGAGCTTGGCCGCATCATGGATGACTAAACGCATCTCGGTAATGTACTGACATTCGACATGCCAGTCCGCTATCTGCTTCTCGGCCATCTTGGCCTTATCCCGAGCTTCCTGCATCTCGGCAGCAACCTGATCTACCAGCTCTGTTCTGGTCTTCAAAGCCGCTGTAGTGGCCCCTTCCATGTCCATATCGCCGTCATCTACTTGCTGCTGGAAGCTGCTATCGATCTGACTGTTAACCTTCTGGGGGATCTTGCCTTCTGCTATCTGGGCCAGTTCTGGGATGGGAGTAGGGGCTAGGGTCCAGCTTCTGTCCGCTGTCGGCAAAAGCATGTCCCCAACCCTGGCATCTGATGCGTCTACATAGGGACGAGTGATGTTGAAGAAGATGTCTGATCCATGGGTCTCTCCGGATCTTACGTCAGCTCGGCCCCAGGGCTTTGTTTCGGTAGTGTCGGCGCGGCTGGTATAGTCAATACCTTCGTAGTGATCGTCGTCCTCTCGCCAGATATTCTCCATCCCAGACTCTTCTCTGTGTTGGATGGCCTTGGATCGCTTCTCGGCCAGCATTAGCCCGATCTTGTCTAGGTTCTTCTTGAGATCCTCTTCCGAAAGTTCCTTCTCAGAATAGTTCTCCTGATAGTGAAGGTCGTCGTCTTCCCGCGTGGCCAGTGGTAAGTCTGTCATTCGTCTGACCTCTTCATAATAGTTTTGTCGTCGTCCGGAGATCCTCCTGCCGCCAATCTAGCCTTACGCAGCTCTACATCCGCCCGTTGTCTCTCTGATTCGGCCTGCTGAATCCGGTCCTTGTGCTTGATGTTGGTATAAGACGCGAACATTAACATCACTCCTCCCAGCACACCGAAGAGATAGTGCAGGTTTGCAGGGACAACAAAGCCCCACATCTCGGCTCCCACCGCCCCAGATAACAGGACGATGCCTATAATGAACTCCAGCTTCGCAGCCGGAGGTATATCATCGAGCAGTAGGAGGAGCGCCTTAATCATTGTCTGGCAACGCCGGTTCTAGAGCGCCCACAGCGTTAGCGATGGATTTCAGGGTCAGCTTGATGTACTTGTTGTCCTGTTTAAGCAGCTCGATCTCGGTCTCATGGTGTTGCTGAATCTTCTCCATCTCCGCCATACGGGCATGATCAGACTTCGCGTGATTCCATATCTGATTTCTAGTGTCTTCCGCCGCCTCTGATTGTATATACCCGCCAACCAGTACGACAAAGAACCCCAGTAACATGGGCGCTAACCACTTCGGAATCTTGATCTCTTCTCCGTTTGGCACAACATCTCTCCTTCAGCGCTTAGTTCTGTTCGATGGTTAGCGTTACCGTGTAAATTTCACTCGCCACTGGGATGTAAGTATTCCCTAGGACAGCTTGGCAGAAGATGCTCGACACGCCTGATCCCTTGACTACAGGGACATGGTGTTTCAGACCGGTGACTATCTGGGACTGATTACCACCAGCGCCTCCCGTTCTTGAGCCTGGGAGGTAGCTACCGGTAGCGAAGTTTATCGCCCCTATCTCTGTGAGCAAGTGGGCATCTGTCGGGGTCCACGCCACATTATCCGCAGTCTCTGTGATCGCGGTATGGAACAACCTTAGATCTATATCTGGGGCAGTTGCGACATACGAGCTGACATTGAGCCTTGCCTCCACAATCGTACCCGTCTTCGTGTTGTCATCGAGACAGTTCAGGAAGGTGAAGAAATCGTTGGTGGTAACTTCTGATAATGCGTCACCAATGGCATATTGCGTGGTGGTGGCTGGTCTGGTGATCGAATCTGTGACGAATCGAACAGCCCTGGTTAACTGGACTCTTTGTGGCATGACTATCTCCTAACGCAATCTAATTGTAGTTTTGTTTAGTAACCGACTCCCGCATCGGTCATCCTCCTCGGTACAACAACGAGAGGGGGAGGCTCTCGTTTTGGCGCTACAGTCTTTATGTCCTCATCACATAATCTACTCATCATATCAAGAAAATCATCGAACTCTGCTAGAGGAAAGTTCCCGTACTCCTCTTCAATAATGTCTTTTATGATATCACGGGCCGATCCGTCAACCATTGTTTTGAACATCGTCTGGGGTAACCAGATCCTCGATGCCGCGAACAAGGGGATTAATCGCCGGATTCTGTCCTCTTTCACCATCTTGCCGCCAAGTTCTATGATCTTGAACCGGTAGTCCAGCTGCTCCATCTGAGTTTGAATATGAGCGATGTCAGTCTGTGCGCCGTACTGCTCATATCCTACCGCTACGGGCCTATACTGCTCATGCCATTCAAAGAGCTGCTTGGTCCTCTCGACAAGGTTTAAACGGTCCCTGATCCCGTCTAGCAAGTAATAGTTCCCATCCGGCGCGTAGGAGAATACCCCCATGGCCGTGTTATCTCTCCGGCCTTTGACCCCAGGCTTTCTCTCTCCTGCTGGATCTACGAGGATTATCTTGTTGCCTCTTCGCGGCATCTTAGTGTAATAGTTCAGCCAGGACATCTGCAGCTCACCACCACCCTTCGGAGTAGGTCTTTGCTGATACTGTCCTGCAGTAACGTATGGACCCCAGACTTCCTTCTGGGCCGTGATGGCTTTCTCGTCCACCATCCCCCTGAACAGTAATTCACCTGGGGAAGTTCTCGGATCAACAATATCAGGCCTATCGATGTCCCGATCCGCATTGAAGATAATATCTGGATCGTATTCCATGGGAATGACGAGATTGACCCACTTCAGTTCTTTGTAGGCCAACAGGTGGCCGGTGATGTCCTTCGCATGCAACCTCTGCATGATGACAATTACAGCAGATTCGTTGGCAGAGTTAAGGCGAGAAGACCAAGCATTATCCCAGCGATCAAGAATATTTTCTCTCTCTCTATCGGATTCGGTTCCTTGCGCGTCATGAGGGTCATCCCATATTACCGTGTCACCACGTTTACCAGTAACCTTGGCCGTCACACCCTGTGATAGCCTTAATCCCTGCTGTGTGTTGGTGAACAGGGTTTTCTCGCCCTGCTCCTTGGATATCGAGACCGTATCTCCCCAGTTCTCCTGATACCACTCGGAATCAATCAGCTGGCGCATCTTCAATGCGTCTCTGGTGGCCAATGTCCCCTCGTTACTGCCGCACAAGAATCTATGCGGAGCGTCCCTTGTCCATACCCAGGCAGGGTAGAACACCGAGACAATCAGGCTCTTCATCATGCCTGGGGGAATGTTGATGATTAATCGCCGGATCTTCTCGGCCCTGACCGCTTCAAGATAAGCGCATAGCACATCGAGATGCCAGTTCCACTTCAGCTCGGTCCCAGGCTCTAATATAGACCATGCTGCCCTGATAAACTCTGCTAGGGATTCTTCCTGCTTGCGCTTGTTGTTGCGGATCTTGACCTGCTCCAACATGGCATGGAGGTCTTCATCCCCCAGACTTGATAGATCTAGCTGTGCTTCACTCATATACCGCCGTCACTTTGCAGGCCGCACCAAGCTCTGCCGCTATCTCATTCCCAGAGGAATCAACAATGACCGCTTCTTTACTCCGCCCTATAGGTCTCATCAGCCCTGCGCCATCGGTTTGAAAGTGAGGGTGATATTGCCAGTACCAGAAGCATTCGGCACGACAATGAGATTGTCAGTGAATTCGGCGTTGTCGCAGTCGTATGAATTACCAGCCGCTGCTGACGCAGGAATGGTGAATAGGGTGTCGGTGCCGTTCTTGATTGCTACCGAATGGGCGCTGAGAACAACATTAATGAACACGCCACTGAGCGTCACGGCCTTCTCGGAGACCGTTATTGTCCCGTTTGAGAGGTCTACCGCTTTAGGTGTGGTGCCTTTATTTCCAGCCATCCGCGCAGTATAGCGCGAATTTAATCGTATCTCCTACAACAATACCCTGTGAACGATCCTTGAAGCAGGGTGACATTGAAGAACTGGGCTAGGATCTGCTGCCACTGCTTCGGGGTTTTATGCTCCCGATTGCCACATGCAGCCGTCCCACTCAGGGCCGCTTCGGACACAACGGCGATCAGCGCGGTTCCCCCAGGCTTCAACAGGTGATAGATATTCACGAGTATCAGGTCGATTAAATGATCACTTGGTTGAACATTGAGGACATAGTTGCACATGACCGTGTCATACTGGATTAGTAACACCTCCGGATCTGGATGAGTGATCATGTCGTACTTCTCAAACTCATGCTCCTCCTTGCCGCACCCATAGTCCAATATGGCCCCTTGAAGGAGTTCTTCGTTCCGGTAATACCGTAAGGGGGATGATCCCCTAGAAAGTGCCGTAGCACCCCCATATTCCCCATCGTCACGCTTCTCAGGGGGTTCTTCAACCACAAAGAGCTTCTGGATCTCGTCTTCCGCAAATCCGGTCTGGGTCAGGTCTGTAACGTCCATATCCCCCAGGTCCGTGATCTCAAGCCGCAATAATTCGTCATTCCACTCAGCCGCTTCCCCAACCTTGTTATCCGCGATCCGGTACGCCTTTACCTGGGCCGGAGTCAGCTTATCCGCCACAATGACCGGCATCTCCAGCCAAGCCAAGGATAACGCAGCCAAATACCTTGTATGGCCTACAATGATCACACCGTCACTATCCACAACAATCGGCTGCTGCCAGCCATACTCTTTCAGGGATACCGCCACCTTCTGGATGGCTGATGCGTTATCGCGGGGATTCCTGTGATATGGGTGGATCTTATCGGATGACCATGTCTGGACGTTCATTGATGGAGATGGATGATCCTTGACCACTCTGAGATCCGGCTTCACTGGCTCGTCAATGAGATGCTCGAGCGGTAGGCCGAACTTCATCAACTGGGTCTCCCAGGCTTTAATCGATCCACCCTTGGCCGGTTCAGTCAGAGTCTGGAGCCACTGGAATGACCAGTTATAGGCCTCCTCGACATCAAATCCCTCGTAATCATCCTTTACCCAGAGCCACTTGTGATGCCATACCCCGCAACTGGCCCCGAGCTTTACCTCACCCTCGTGCATATAGGTTAAGGTCTTGCCCACCGTAGGCTCCCTGGCCGTATCAAAGTCTGGGGCCTCATCCAGTCGAACCTTGCCACTCCTCAGATCCACCATCACGCAATCGAACAGAAAGGCCTCAGTATCAGCCGCCGACAGTATCCTCTCCCAAGTCCCTGGATCGATGTACTCCTCCCAATACTGCCGGTGAAAGTACAACTTCCCACTGATCTCCTTGCCGACATTATCTCCGGCCCTCTTGATCACAGACCCCTTCAGCGTTCTCAACTCCTTCATTTCCAATCCTCTATACTGATGCGTAAATGCCTGATCTCTACAGACATATCGTGTATCTCATCTACTAGCTGCCTCACGGCCATGGCAATAACAATGGCCGATAGCCCTATCTCGAAAACGAGAGCAAGCAGCAGCCACCAGTATGCTGTCATTCAGCCTCCAACTCAGCAATCCTGCCTAACGCAACACTAAAGAATCGCCCTTCCCTCATTGCTTCCCTTGCCCAATCAGGCATCAGCGTCACGGCCTATGTTATATCCCACCCAACACCCGATAATGAAACTCACCACCGCTAGCATTATTGTCTCAATCATTTCGCTGGCCCTATCCGTAGGCTAATCGTAAACCCTTTCCATGCTTTTTGAATGTCGGTACTCCAATCGTGAGTGTTGTGCCACATTTCAATCTTGTGGCCGATCCGGAAAGCAAACGCCGCCTTACGCCCGATCTTCTTAACAATGTAGTAGCTGTAGTAGTGGAATCTCTGGTCGTCGGCCCGAAGGAACTGCCAGCCGTAAACTCCTCTGGAATCATGGACATACTGCTGCCCAGCCAGAACTCGGGTCTTGGCTTCACGCATATTGACCGATAGCCCCCTGGTAAATCGCATGTTGTTCACAGGGTTCCGGACAGCCAGCCACCACCATTGATTCAGGAACTGGTCAGATCCGCCCCAGACAATCCCATTCGCATCCCAGTAGCCCCGCCGGTCTCCCTTGGCCCCCTCTCTATCATTTCCCCAGATCCACGCCCACCTAGGTAGAGAGACAAGCCACCAAGATCTGCCGGTGTTGTACTCCGTAAACGGGTCTTTGAGCGATGATTCCGTCTTGAACAACAGCGCCACCGGCACTACGAACAACCCCAAAAACATCAGCGGTATCCGGATCAATGCCAGTACCGTCCACTGCAACACAACCTCAAGTAGTATCTTCATAGCTCCTCCGTTAGTGTGGGCCTGCCAGACAACTCCGCCTCAACACGGCATATTTCATAAACCAACTCCGCAATAATATCACTCATCACTCTTCCCCTTCTCAGCCGCCCTCTTCCGCTTCATGTAATTAGCATGCTTCTCCCGACGAGCAGTGCATACAGCACAATCACCACCAGACCCACTCAGCGACTTCTCCAATACCGCAATCCTTAAATCGCGCTCCTCGCACCCAAGACACGCTTCAAGACTATCAACCACCTTCTGGGCCATATCATCCACCCCCTTCTTCGTCACCTTAACTTTGACAGCCGGAGTCTTCACCTTCTCATCCGGCCAAATATGTGCCTCGCTACTCCAATGCTTACTACCGCATACCGAACACTTCGGCGCTCCTGTCTCTCCCATCTCTGTGAACTCACTGTGAACTCACAAACCACAATATACCCCTGTGAACTCACATTCAACCCATTTGTGAACTCACAACCCCCTTTTGTGAACTCACATCAGGATATGTGAACTCACATACCAATGCTGCTCAACACAATCCCCTACACAGCCCAGCAGCTCTGGGTAAAGCACATCACACAATTACTTGGAAAATTTTGTGAAAATTGAGACGGGCATCCTATAAGAATTGAACAAGGCGCGGCGCGGCCTGTAAAAGGGGGGTCGGGGGGGGTCCGAAAGCCATAGAATGCGGCCTCCAGGGGAAAAGAAAGTTTCACACCTGCACATAAATAGTGGCCTCTAGCCGATCCGCAACCTTTATCGTGATGCACGAGACCTCCTATTGATGCGTCAATGAGCCGTCAATCACCACTATCATCCCCGTGAATGGGGCCTTGGATCTGGTGGATCTAGCCTGGGGTCAGGTGTTGATCCCAATAGAATCAATGACTTAGCTGCCTATTTAACATAATGTTTATTACACGCACTCTCTATCCCCCAGCACCTACTTACCCTGGAGGCCAATGAATACGGGGAGGTTGCCCCAACCCAGTGTTACCTGGGTCAAGGACTGCTACGGCCTCGAAGAGGAGGGAAGCCGTCATTAATGCTGAGAGTCGCGCCGTTCCTGGCTCTCAGCCTGAAGCTGCTGCTCGAGGGCCATGAGGGCCGTTGGGTCCATATTGTCCAGAACCCTTGCTGAATGGGCCTGCTGGGCATTGTCCTCTTTAAAGAGACCGCCTAGCTTCGCCAGGAGCTGCCACGCTGATGTCCTGGCACTCGAATTGGTGTCAGGCCCCTCTCCACGGGCTTCTACAAGCAATCCGGTGCTGACAAGCTCCACCGTTATGCCTGCTGCTCGGGAAATCTCACGCTCCAACGCCCAGATATGTCTTTTTATCTTCGGGTTCTTAAGCAGTGCGGAGGCTTGGCTTGCTGCTGACTTTTCGCTGTACCCTGCTTTAATAGCGGCTTGTGTGCCATTGTTGGATACGACCCACTCTCTGATGAAAGCTCTTTGGAACTTGTTAAGGTCCTGATCAGAGTCTAGGTCTACAGGAGGAGGTTCAATGGTTTCCTGGGGTTTGGTGAGCATTCCGGCCATAAGACGCTGTAAACGGTCTGCAGCGGCCTGATACGGGCTTTCTGAGAGCTTTGTACCGTTTCGGACTACTGGACCCAGTTCCACCACTTTCTGGAGGTTGTACTTCCATTGGGCAAAGTTCTCGCAATAGGCCAGTAGGACTGGGGGAGAGTCAAGTATATCCTGGCCTTCAAGGAGATCGATGATAGTGGGCCAGTATGCCTGGGCCTCTTTACTCAATCCGGCTGGTTGCTTGGTTGTCATGGCTTTCGGCCTCCAAGTAGAGAAGCGATGATCCCGCCAAAACCTGGGATCTGATCTGGTGTGCCTCCGGCTGCAACCGCCATTCTCATTGCCTTCTCGGACGATCGCACTCCAATATATTTGTTCACTGGCACACTGAATATTGACAGCATTGACGCGATACCCAGGCCGAGCTGCAGAACTCCGCTGGCATGTTCAAGCCCTTCGGTCCACAGGGCAATAAAAATGGCACTCACAGTGATTAGGGTGACTGATGACATCGTGTAGATGCAGACCCTGGCGATCATCGGTCTCGTGCTGCTCCCAGGCCCGTCCATCTCAGCCAAGATCCGGAGCTGCTCGGTGTGTTCCTGTTCTAGCCCCAACTCCGCATCCAGCTTGGCCTGGACCTCGGTTGACTGCCTGGATATGAGATCGATTGCCTGCTGGCCGGTGTTAGCTGGGGTCAGGTCTTGACCATCCGGCAAAATGGCGTTGATAACTGGTATGAGCGGTGCGAGTGGAGTTGCTCCCAGGGCTAGGCTGGCAAAGGGCAGTAGCCGTTTCAGGAACTTCACCGCTTGACCTCTAGTAGTGGGCCTGTTGCGATGTCCAGGGTCAGGTGTTGAATGTCTTTGGTCAGTGCGTAGAAATCAGTGATGGATGTCCGCGAATGCCCTACTCCGGCCAGATCCGCCATTAAGCTGGACCCCAGGCCGATACAGCCCTGCAGGTCCTTGGCCCAGTTCGCTATGTGGATCAGGATCGCACTCCGGCCTGGGACCTCGGCCACTTCCCAGAGTTGGCCCTGGTATGCGCTGTCAGCCCCGAATCTAGGGCTGTCTACGCGAATCATGGAGTATGACGCACCTGGGATACAGGAGACGTTGGCCATATTGTCGAGCCAGGGCCGCTCGATTGAGTACCAGATCCGGTCCTGAAATTGCCACTTTCCCAGAACACGGTCCGGAAAATGGGCAAATCTGGTCATTTTTACAGTGTCAGACAAAATATATTTTCTCCTCTACAACCCGCATTTTAGCTGGTCCCAGTCACCTTTTCACTACTTATCTGGGCCTAATTCGGAAATAGGGGGTTGCAATACGAAGGATCTTTCGCTAATGTTCGGCATTCCGAACACACGCAAGCCAAGGAGAACGACAGAATGACTAAGCTACAAGAGATTACAGACCGTAAGATTGAAGCCCAGATTTGGGACCTCGCCAACCAGGGAGCCATTTTCTATGTCTCTCATTCTGGGGGCAAAGATTCCCAGGCAACCTACCTCTACCTATCCAGTGGCCTCCATATCCCTACAAGCCAGATCGTGGTTGTCCACGCTGACCTGGGTGAAGTCGAGTGGACTGGGGTGAAGGACCATATCCGAAACACCATCCTCCATCCCCTCAATGTAGTAAGTGCGATTTACAAGGATGGATCTGAAAAGACCCTGCTCAATCTTGTTGAGAAGCGATTCGACACAAGGCCCGAAGCTCCCTCCTGGCCCAGCAGCGCAGCCCGATACTGCACTTCAGATCTGAAGCGCGGCCCGATTGAGAAGTTCATCCGCAATGACCTCAAGGCCAGGGGCAAGACCCTCGCCGTCAATGTATGTGGAATCAGGGCTGAAGAGTCATCTGCCAGGGCCAAGAAGGTCCCGTTTCAGCAGAATGACCGGCTCTCCATCGCCAGCCGCACGGTTTATGACTGGTATCCCATCTTCGACTGGTCAACTGATGAGGTGTTCCAGTGCATCGCTGATTACGATGAGAAGCCTTTCTGGGCCTACGCTGAAGGGAATGACCGCCTGAGCTGCGTGTTCTGCGTGTTCGGATCTAAGGGTGATATCGCCAGGGGCCGCAAGTATCGTCCCGAGCTGTTCGCCAAGTACGTTGCCCTGGAGGAGAAGACTGGGTACTCAGTATTCGCCAAGGAATCGATCATCGCCAGGAGCAGCCAGTTCACTGTTACGGTAACCCACAGGGAAGGCCTGGACACTGAGCAGGTCCAGTTCTTCACCGAGGCCGAGGTCAGGGCATTCACCAGGGAAGAGGTGAAATGGCAGTACACTGATCGAGTCATCTGCGAAGCCCTGGATATCGATGAGGCTGGTGACTGGACCGCATAGTCTGACTGATGAGGCCTGAATGGCCGAAACCCCCGAGACCTGGGGGTCTTAGACAATTAACATAAACTGATTAGGAGTACGAAAATGAGGCAACTGATTACATCCGATAGACTGCAAGACCTCAAGGCCCTGGTAGCCAAAGGCCACAAGATCAACCTGTGCAACGGCCTGGGAGTCGATTCCACCGCTGTATCTGTCCTGCTGCACAGTGAGGGCATCCGGCCTGATGTCATCACCTTTGCCGATACAGGAGGTGAGAAGCCTGAGACACTGGCACACCGGCATATTCTGAACGAATGGTACGCCTCGATTGGCTGGCCCCAGATCACTGTCTGCGCCAAGGTCACCTTGCCTTCCACCAGCTATGAAGACCTGACTGGGAACTGCCACGATAACGAGACTCTGCCTTCCCTGGCCTTCGGCAAGAAATCCTGCAGCATCAAGTGGAAGCAAATCCCCCAGGACTATTTTCTGAAGGGCTGCAAGGCTCCGCACAACCCGATCCCAGTCCATCCTCTCTGGGCCGAGTATCAGGAGACCGGCCTCAAGATCATCAAGATCATTGGATACGATGCTGGCCGTGCTGACATCAGGCGATCCAAGAAACTCAAGGGTGAAGACAATGACTTCATTTTCAACTATCCGCTGCAGAGTGTGGGCTGGGCCAGGGCTGAGTGCGTTGCAGCAATCACTGAGGCGGGACTGCCAGTGCCTGTGAAATCCGCATGTTATTACTGCCCAGCGTCGCAAAAATGGGAGCTGTTCTGGTTAGCAGGCACTCACCCCCATCTGTTCCTGAATGCCCTGCAGCTTGAGCGCGGTGCATTGACTGGTCACCACAGTCGATTCGCAGACGATGTTGACTGGATCACCTGGGAAGATCTGGTCAGCGATTACGATGAGTACCCCAGCCTGAATACCTGCGTTGGCCTGGGCAGATCCTTTGCCTGGAACCAGTGGGCCAGGATCGAAGGGATCGTGGATCGTGACGGCAAGTTCATTGGCAACCGCACCGAGCTTCTCAGGAAGGCTACCGAGCCGCGAGAGGCCAAGGAAGCCACAGGCGGCAACGCACAAGATGCGAGGACCTGCTAGGTCCCAGGGGCTTCGGCCCCGCTGTCGAGAGGTGATGCACCTCTCCTGATGAGGCCCCCAGGCCGAAACAGCTAAAGAAGTATCTTTCGCAGTATAATTATGCGATGATGCGTCAATACGAACCGAAACTGACTAGGAGAACGACAATTATGATGAACCTTCCACAAATTAACCTGGGCCAAGCCACGGAGTTTCTGACTTCATGGTGGGCTGCAGGCAATACGAAGCCGGTAACGCTTTGGGGACCTCCAGGCGTTGGTAAGTCTGCCGGTATCGCTGCAGTACCAGCCCGACTCGAAGAGATCCAGGGTCAGCCCTGGGGCTTCATCGATGCCCGATTGAGCCAGATGGACGCAGTGGATCTGCGCGGTGTGCCATCAATCGAGAACGGCATCACCACTTGGAATACGCCATCCTGGCTCCCCAACGTCGAGCGAGACGGCCCCAGGGGGATTCTGTTTCTGGATGAGCTGTTCCTGGCATCCCCTTCCACCCTGGCCGGAGCGTATCAACTGCTCCATGATCGATGCCTGGGTGACTATGTTCTGCCCGAGGGCTGGGTTGTCGTAGCGGCCAGCAACAGGCCCGAAGACAAGGCTGGCCTGACCAGTAACTTCAATACGGCGGTCAGCAATCGATTCGCCACTCACTTCAACATCATCTGTGATGTTGTCGTCTGGACTGCCTGGGCCGCGCCTCACGGGGTCCTGGCCGAGGTCATCGCTTTCCTGGGTTTCTGTCCCGAACTGATCCATGAATACCCCAACGGCCTGGGCAAGGAAAAAGGGGTCATCGGATTCGGTAGCCCCCGTTCCTATGAGGCTGCAAGCGATATCCTGAAGCTGGGCCTGCCGATAGATCTGGAACATGCCGCCCTCCAGGGTTGCCTGGGATTCGGTATATCTGCCCAGCTTATCGGGTTCATCAAGATCATCCGCAACCTCCCAGATGTTGCCGGTATCCTGTCAGATCCTGATAACGCGCCAATACCTTCGGCTCCTGATACCCAGTACGCCCTGGCCGCTTTGTTTGCCAGGAAAGCTACCAGGGAGAACCTGGGGGCCGTCATCCGGTTTCTGGATCGCATCAGCTCAGAGTTTACCATGCTCACAGTGCTTACAGCGACTGCCCGTGACCCTGAGTTGAAGGAGACCCAGGCCTACATCGATCACAAGATCGCCAACAAGGAGGGCTATGTGGGCTAACGTCCTACTGACGATCTGGGATGGTGACCCAGTGAAAGCCCCGAGAGGGGCTATAGGATAACCACTTAAACTGATACGGAGAACGACATTATGAGGATTCAAGAACAGGCGTTGCTGGTTAGCGTCACCCTCCACTACTGGAGAAATCGCAAGCTCGACAAGCGATTGACTGCCAAGGTCAACAAGCAGACCAAGGCCAAGAAAGGGACCATTGGAGTCACTAAGGATCTGGTGGACTGTGCGGAGGTCAAGCAACTCAAGACCCTCCAGGGCCATATCCGAAACAACATCGTGGATCATTTGACCGTCCCCTGGGGCGATCATGGCCAACGGTTGATCACGGTAGAGCTGCTGGATCGATTTGAAGATGAGCTGGCCCAGGCCGTGCTTGACTGGGATACGCTGCTTCATGACCTGAAGACCAGCTACCCGATTGCAGTGGCAAACTCTGCTGACCTGCTCGGGACCGCTCACAATCCAGCGGACTACCCGACTACTGACCAGATCATTGCCAAGTACGGCATTGAGGTTAAATACTGCCATCTGCCAGATAGCGGTGACATCCGAGTGGATCTGCCCCAGTCCAAGATCGATAAGATTGTCAACAGTGTTGATGATCAGGTGACTGCCGGAATCAAGGAAAGCACCACTCGAATCCACAAGCGCCTGACAGACAAGCTCGGGGCGCTGATCGAGAAGCTCAGTGGGTACACGGTAGATGCGAAGACCGGCAAGGCTACTGGGAATTTTGCTCCTACCCTGGTAACCAACCTGACGGATCTGGTAGACATTCTCCCAGCTCTGAATGTGACCGGCGATCCTGCACTGGCCCAGGCCACTGATGAGATCGTGGCCCAGTTGGGTGACCTCAAGCCTGAAGCACTCAAGACCAATGAGTCCTACAGGAAGGATACTATCGCAAAGGCCAAGACCATCGCGTCAAGCCTGGAGGGCCTGTACTAATGAGCGCCGAAGCACTTGCTAAGGTAACCCAGGCCAGGAAGCGGCTCATCCGAGTCGCTCCGTTCTTTGCCCACAAGGCACTGAGTCTCCGCCTGGAAGAGTCTACACTGACTGAGACAATGGCCACAGACGGGACCTGCGTTTTTTACAACGTGGATTTTGTCCTGGCCATCTCAATCGTGGAGCTGTTCACAGTTTTCGCCCATGAGGTATGCCATGTAATCCTGTGTCACCATACCCGCCGAGGAACCAGAGACCCCAAAGAATGGAACGTCTCCTGTGATTTTGCGGCCAACCTGATCATCGATGCCTACCAGCTTTTTCAGCTCCCCCAGGGTGCTTTGCTGGATCAGGCATACAAGGGCCTGAGTGCCGAGAAGATCCACACGATCATCTTTGGTAACAGGCCCCAGGAAGATCCTTCAGATGACTCTCAGGAGCCACAGGAGAGCGATTCGGATGAAGAGGGTGATGATACCTCCGAAGGCGAGAACGCTCCCCAGGATGACCAGGGCGAGGATGAGGGTGATTCTGAAGAGGGTTCTGAGTCCCAGGCCGGCGATGAGGGTGACCAGGGTGATGACCAGGGTGATTCCGAGTCTGGATCTGGTGATGATGGCCAGGGTGATGATGGTGATGATGCCGGTGATTCAGCCGGATCTGGTGACCAGGGTGACGATGATTCTGGCAACGGATTAGGCGAGGCCGAAGGTGAAGGCGAGGGCGAAGCTCCTGCCGGTTCCCCAGGCGAAGGCTCTGCTCCTGGCGAGATCTGGGATGCCGTCAATGACGATGGTGAGCCGCTGACCCCTTCCGAGATCGAGACTGAAGAGCGCGAAATCGCTGCCCAGGTCTTCCAGGCCCATCAGGCCGAGAAGGCAATGGGCAAAGGTGCTGGCAACGTCCTCGGTGTTCTCGAAGACAAGCTGGAGCAGCCACTGCCCTGGAATGAGATCCTGCAGGAATATTTTTCTGACATGATCTCTTACGATTCCACATTCGCTAGGCCTAACCGTAGGTTCCTGCACTCTGGCCTGATCCTACCTGGGCCTGATCAGCAGCCCAACGGGGAGCTGGTACTGAGTATCGATACTAGCTGCAGCCTGGGCCAGGATGAGTTGGAGACGATAGCCGGTCATATTAACGAGTTAATAGACACGATCCAGCCAAGCCAGACCACTGTGATTTACTGTGATGCGGTTGTACAGCATGTCGATGTATTCGAGCGCGGTGAAGAGGTGGAGCTGGTACTGCACGGCGGCGGCGGCACTCGATTCGATCCAGTGTTTGAGTACTGCGAAGCCGAGGACATCCAGCCGGATGCGCTGATCTACTTCACTGACGGGTACGGATATGTGACAGTCGAAGAGCCAGAGTATCCTGTGATCTGGGTGACCACTGCAGTAGCTCCCAGGTTCCAACGAGAAGCTGACCGATTCGGGGAGGTGATCGAAGTCGAGGCCTACTGATGATCTGGGGCGGTTCCCCAGTGAAAACGCCCTTCGGGGCGTTATAGGCAAACCAACTTAACTAGGAGTTTTATTATGGCAAACCATTACATCACGCTCACCGGAGCGGCCCCAGGAGATGCTGGGGATGAGGCCAGGACATCGTCCCTGGTAATCACTGGCGGGGAACCTGGGATCAAGGTCCTGGGCGAACTGCCTCACGGCTACATCTTCACTCCGGCAACGGACGAGGACCGCTACGCGCTTTGCGAGTGGCTGCTGAACCTCGAGTACCCCGAGGAGAAGTCATGAACGTACAGACAGGCATCAGCGGATCTCAGCCAGGGGTTGGGTCCTTTATCGCCCACACAACGCCGGACGGCCAGGACTGGTGTATCCAGGCGGTCATCAATGATGAGGTCATCGAGAGATGGTGCAGCACTTGGAGTGCGGCCAACTGCAACGGCCTGACCAAGGTCTACGCCATCCTGAGAGAATTGGGGTTCACCCTGGAAGGATTCCAGACCGCCGAGGTTCTACCCTTGCGCGTCAATATTGATTAGGGAAGACAGGGTTTCATGTGAAACCGAAATATGTGTCATAATAGGGCCAGAGGTACAGGAATATGGACATGAAAGTTAGTACAAGTAGAGAATTGGTGAGCAGCCTGGGCGATGATCTGCCAGTCACGATCCTGTTCGACTACCAGCCATACGAGAAACCTACGCTTGAATACCCAGGCTATCACGAGTCTGTCGTTGTCGAGGCCGTCATGATCAATGAGGTTGATGTGATCGAGCTTCTCAGCAGATGCGCCGTGAAGGGCCTGGAAGAAAAATGCCTCACCAGTATCCACGAGGAGGGGCCATAGTCGGAAACCCTGCTGGCAGGGGTCCTTTCGGGGAGTAGGCCAGACAGTCCCAGCGGACGGTGGGCTGCATATGAAAAACATCCGTAGTTGACAAGGTGAGGGTAAATGGTTGTACCCCGCCCCACTGAGGTTAACGAGAAGCCTGCCCATCGTGAGATGCGCGGGTTTTTTCTTGCCTGGAGAATAATCCGGAAACAAAAAGGCCTATTTCTTTTCCGCTTTTCCTGCTCCAGATGTGATAGGACCGCAGATTGTCAATACCGTCTGCTTAGCAGAGTGTAGTTTGTGACAAGCCTTGTGACACAAAACAAATGTTGTGACACAAATGAGTGTGTGATAGGCGCGGCAATCGGGGATTTTCAAGGATTACAAGCCCAAAGCCCCGCTCTATGCGGCCCCCAGCCAGAATGAATCGAGGGTTATCGAGGATCTATGTTATGTCACATCACATAGCTCATGGTACTTCGCCTTCCAGCAGTCCCGCTCCTTCTCCAGTTCTTCGATAGTCCATTTCCTGGGTGGATGAGCTGACTCGAGATCCTCTACAGCATCCAGGCCTATCTTCCTGATCAGGCGGATTCTGTACTCGGTCTGGTTGCCGCTCTTGATTGTGTTGCACTGGCTGCATTGTCTGTGACAGTTGTCTGGGTGGAAGCGCAACTCTGGTGCGGCCCCAACCGACCTGTAGTGGCCAGCATGGAATTGATTCGACGGATTCGAGGTATCGCAGCTAATACACGCCTGGGTGGAAACGCTATCACGTTCTCGGATGTACTTGTTGAACCAGTAGGCGGTAGATCCTTTGTTGTTGGACCCGAACCACCAGCTTCGCTGCCGCTGGTTGAATTCTGCCTTGGCCTTTCGGGCATCCTTAGACTTCTGCTTCTTACGGTCCTGAATGACCAGCTCATACGCGCAATCAACATGGCATCTCTGGCCCATGCGCTTCTTCTCAAACTCCTCACCACACACCTCACACTTTTTTTTTCTTGGCATCCGCTTCTTCCATCATGCGTGTCTTCCAGTTTGGGTCTGGATCTGGGACCACTAACCCAATCGTCTGGGCCGTGTGGCGCTGCACAAAATCATAGAACTCGATGAATCTATCTACCGAGATAGGATCTGAATGACCCTCCTCGTCCTTGGTTGTCGTCCTGATGGCCTTCTTCTTCCGCTGGCCCAGGACAGTATACTCTTCCCAGCCGAAGAACTCGCCACAAAACATCTGATGCAGGTCATCCTGATCGTTCCCTGTCTCGTCATGGAGGAATTTATAAGCACAACCCCAGAGGGCTTTCCGCTGTTGATTGCTGGCTTCCTTCCTGGGCTTGGTGATCTCCACCATCCAGCCGACATGATCTGGTAGTGACCTCATCATCAGCACAACGGACCTGATGGCCTGATCGACATCATCCTTGGATCGCTTAGGCTGCAGGATTATCTTCTGGCTTGTCAAAACAGATCCTTCTGGCTGGCGCTCATCAACCGGAACTTGTCGATAATCGCGTCAATGGTAGGCACAAAAGATTCTGGGTATACCGCGAAACAGTGAGACCCAGGGCCTTTGGTCTTGCCCCGAAGCTCTTTGTCAGGAAGCTCAGAGTGTTCTAGCACCCAGGCATCCCTCACCATGGCTCCGATTGTCCAGCTCTGGTTGTCGGTTGCTTGTAGTTGCTTAAACTTGATCCGGTCCATTACCGTGCATCGTCTGCTCATTGTCCTACCACCTCATAGTCTTTGTAAACGCGCCCCTTGCTCGGATCCCCGCGATTGTGCGCGGCCCTAAATACTTTGGTCTTGCCCTGATTTGGCCCAGACTTGATCTCATGATCGTAGTGAACGTAGTGACCCCTGACTCCATGGTATCGGTTCTTCCTGCCAGTAGCTTGGCTCTCACCGGTATACCGGACGCGAGGCTTGTCAGCATGGATACGGACGGTCCTAAAGATATTGGTCACGCCATCAGCTTCCTGACCCTGATAATCCAGATCATAGAACCGCTCGATCTCTTCAATCGCTCGATCCTTGTGCAGCAGATATTGCATGTATGAAAACCAAGTCAGCACATAATTTTCCATATCCCTAGAAAGCTTATATCCAGACTCAAGCGCCACATCAATTCTCCTTGGGTCTTCATTCCTAGTCAGGATTGCTTTTGGCGCAGCGAGGTTACACGCATCTTCTCCATCCGCATCCAACCCGCTAAGAAATATGACAACAGATATCCGTCCAGTGCCAATCTGCTCGGCAATAATTGTCACCTCGGATGGACCGACAATACTCACCCCTTCGCGATGAGCTGATGTATTCTTATCTTCTGAAATATATACCACCGCCTTATTGGGCAATTTGAATATATCAAATCCTTCGCCAAGAGATTTCTTGAGAGAATCAAAGTCCCCGTCATAATCAGCGCCTTCAAAATAATATCTTGCCGCCCTTGGTAGAGTGTGCGCCAGGGTTCTCATGCCTCGCATGACAGCCTTTTCTCTCTTGGCCGCAGAAGGAGACCGCGACCTTTTCCACGTATTCAAGACCCCTTTCTTGATGGCTTTAAGGACCGCGTTGTAAGCCTTGATATGCCTATGTAAGCTCATTGTCCTACCACCCTCATCTGGCTGTAGATCTCAGCCTCCTGCAGCTCGTTCTGGGTGTACTGGTTGGCTCCATCGTGCCACCACAGGGTAGCCTGGAGTTCCCAGGACCCGTTGCGTTGTTTGTCACAGTACAGTATCGCGTCAGGGGCGTTCTTGAGATCCGGCGGCATGTCTTCATGCATGGCCTGGGCGCGGCTCTTCTCGGCCTCCTTCTTTTTGTTCCGGAAAATTGTGAGCAGCGTATCGCAGAGATCACTGATGGCCCCAGCTCCACGGACATCCATCTTTCCTGTCCGCTGGAACTCGTTGTCACCCTTCCGAGAGTGGGTTACCAGAAAGATCGTGACTCCGAACTGGTTCTTGAAATCACACAGGGCCTCGACAAACGCTTTTTGACCTGAGTAATCATCATCAGCAATTCCGCATTTTAATAAGCTGTCTACCACGAACACATCTACCCCGTACCGGCGGTGGGTGTACTCAAAGACCTCCAGCATGCGCTCAGTCTTGGCCACGCCTGTGATGTTGAACAACCAGAGCCGATCCATGTACCAGTCGTGAGCCGTCCGGATCTGTTGCGGAGTTGGCTCCTTCAGACCGGTAGCCTGACGCGTTAGCCTGTATAGCAATCGCTTAGGAGGCATCTCGCCGCTGAAGATGCAGACCTTCTTGTCCTGGGTGATGGCCGACAGAGTAAGCTGTCCACAAAGTTGGCTTTTCCCATGTCCGTTAATTCCATTGAGCAAGCAAAGTTCGGCCTCACGAAAGCGCAGCTTCCCATCCAGCTTAGACCAGGGAGAATTGAACCCAGGCCCAGCGTCCTCTCCCAAGAGGAACATCTCAATGACTTCATCGACATACGAGCTGGCTTGTCTCAGCTCTGCAGGATCTATGGACTTGGCTGCGTTGACATACGCATCAGCAGTCTGACCAGAGATCACGATGTCATTGGCATCCTCGAACTCCTCGGTATCGACCAGCAGGCATCTCTCCAGGCCGAGTCTGTTTGCCAGGGCCAACGCCCCCTCTCGTCCTGGGCCGTCAGTGTCGAAAGCGATATAGATTTTGTCGAACCTCTCAAGTCGTTCATACTCGAACTCAACCCAGCTATGGCCCTGCGCTCCGTTGGGTACGCTCATTGCAGGAAACCCCAGGTCCCACCAACTTAGGGCATCGATCTCACCCTCGCAGATGATCACTGTCCTGTCCCCTTTCGGTATAGCTTGCCAGCCGAACAGACACGCCTGACTGCCTGATTGCACTCGCATTTTCTTCTTGTCGAGGATGCTGCGGAATTTGCAGAAAACTAACTCCTCATCGATTAGGCTGGGGAAGACAACCTCGTTCCCGTTGGCCGACACCTGATACTCGATGACGGATTCAACACTCAGCCCCCTCTCGACAGTGAGCCACTCCATCACTGATCCGGTTGGATAACTGACATCTGGGACCGCTGGTCTAGTCTGTGGCTTGCTGAATGAGGTGACTACTGGATCTACCACACCCAGGTATCGCTTGGCCTCGGCCATGGCATCGATCATGGACAGGTGATTCACTGCCACCCACAGATCCAACAGGTCACCGCCAATGTCTGAAGCGAAGTCAGACCACACTCCTGCCTTGGTTCCAGAGAGGTGGACCTTCAATGACTTCCCTGGTGATGCGTCAATACCGCCTACCTCATACTCAGATCCGACGATCTTCCCGCCTGGGAGTAAGTGCCTTGCTACATCGTCAGCCCTCATGGCCAACCCTTGCGCGATCTCTTTTGCTTTCATAGGTCTAGATACTCCGTGCTAACACCCGCTTCAACCCAGGTCTCTTTGAAGTGAAGCCCTGGCCCGAGGAATGTACTCATCTGCATAACGAACTCTGTCCCGACAGATCCCTTGGCCGTCAGGAAAGAATTGTACCGAACCAGTCCGGCTGATATTTCTTCAGGGTTATGCTTCTCGGCCATCCTGGCCTTCCAGGCTGACAACGCTCTGTTCTTTGGATTACTCCCCAATCTTGCAGGCCTCAGTTCCCAGATCTTCTCGAACTCAGGATCGACTTTTTTCTTCTTGGAGGCGGGAGGTTTTTTAGGTTGAGCCGGAGGCGTAATATCTACCTCTGTCTCTACCTCTGTCTCAACCTCTGGTGCGTCACTTTGTCCTGTAGTGGTTACCACATGGTTACCACATGGTAACCGCTTGGTTTCCAAGAAGCCTAAGTCCTTGAATCTATTGACATCAGGGGCATCGTCAAGAAGGCACATTTTCCTGAGAAGCGCAGGACTGGAGGGAATCGTTCCACCTTTGTCGGCAGCGAGTAACCAGATCGATACCAACTGGCCTTTCTCTGCATCCGACAAAATAGCCCACTCTGGATTGCTCATCAGGTTACGATGGACCTTAATCCATGGAGGCGATCCTCTGTCCTTTCGGTAGGTCTGCCAGACATCCCAACTCGTCACACATAAGCATTCCGTGGTCACTATTGCGTTCTCCTAGTCGATTTCTTTTAACTGCTTCAGCAGGTCCTTCCTTCTGTTATCCTTCGCGGCCAGTTCCCTCTCAGCTTTATCCAGGGCAACGTGCAGGGTCACACACTTCTTGACCGAGGGATCTTTGATCTGTGCCGACATGACGTAGTGAAACCAGCGAGTTGTGATGCCAGTGGCCTGGGACAATGCGGTGTAGGTGATAGGACATTCCTTTAGTCTAAGGATCGTGTCCTCGTAGAGAGTTTCTATCCTCAATTCCATAACATACCTCTTCTAATTGATGGCGGTAATCCTGTCACAATCCTTCATGGATATCAACATATCTATATGAGATATTCTTCAGAATAAGTGCTTGCCTCTACCCTGGCATAAGCGCATAATTCGGTTTTACTTTTCACTTTGAGCAGGAGAACGAATGTCAGACCAAGACACTTTACCCGTCGAAATAACCCAACACCCAGTAGCAGAAGTCAGCGAGAACCCGACTCACGCTACGATGCAGATCATTGCACAAGCCAGTGCCAACCCAGCCACAGACACCGAGAAGATGCAGCTCCTGCTGAATATGCGGCGAGATATGGAGCAGTACGAGTCCGAGAAGGCCTTCTGGAAGGCGTTTCCGGCCATGCAGAACTCTCTGCCCACCATCCCCAAGCGGGGGGTTATGAAGCAAAGTGGGAAGAATGGTAACACCTGGGAAATCCCCTTCGCACGTTTTGAGGATGTCATTGAGACGATACGCCCCATCTTGAAGAAGCATGGCTTCGGATTAACCTTCAAGCACAAGCAATTAGAGGGGGGTGTTCTACAGACCACGGGTATCCTGAGTCACAAGGGAGGCCACGTTGAGACAGATGAATTCGAGGCTCCCCATGACACATCAGGGAGCAAGAATGCTACCCAGGCTATCGGCTCGTCCAGGGCGTATGGCAAGCGATACACTACCGGATCTCTCCTGGGTCTAGCGTTTGGCGGAGAGGACGATGATGGGTCAGCCTCTTCTCCAATCGATCAGCCCCCAGCACAAAAGCAGACTGTAAGTAAGTCGTCTCCTAGCGATTCACAGCCTGCTGCTGGGGCGTTGGTCACCGAGGGTCAGGTCAGGATGCTGAGAGCCAAGTGCAGTAAGCACGGGGTTGTAGAGGCAGATCTAGCGAAGGAGGCCGGCGTTAAAGCTATTGCCGAGATCCCCAGGCCGCAGATCAACACGCTGATTGAGTGGGTAGAGGGGCATCCTACTGATGGGTGAAGACAAGGGGTGGGACGAGGTTCTGGAAGAGATAGGAGATCGACTCAACGAAGAGGTCGAGGCAAGATTCCTGCGCCACAGCGTAGTGGCCTGGGAATTATTGATGGGAGACTGGGGAGATATCGAAATTGATCGCGTTATAAGCCTTATCCAGAAACAGGTAGGGGAATACAGCGGGTCTATCCTTATCATGTATATGTTTGCGCGACTGTGGGAGAAAGGGACTATCACCGCAGTAACCAGTGAGCTTCACGGTTCACCTGAAGCGCGGAGGCATTGTCACCAATGGCGCGTCCCACTAAGGGGGCGGTCTTCGAAGGACCGGAGGTAGCGTAATGAGTGAACACGATTTTTGCAGGAATCTGTACGGCCACACGATGGCGGATGTTCGCAAGGCGACCACCGCCGAACAACGTAAGAAATCTTGGGGCTACAAATTCTCGGGTTCCGTTGAATTCCACGGGCCTGACGACTACTACTGGCATGGGGGCGGATGCTGCCTCTGGTCAGCCAAGGAACAAGGGTGGTATGCCTGGATGGAATCCAAAGGGATGTATAACGAAGATGGTGAATTCATAGGGAGAAAGGAATGAAAATCAGAAAGAAACCAGCTGCTTTGTGGACAGAGAAGAGTCTTACATCAATGTCGATTTCGCGGTAGACAAGAGATTAGAGGATGCTTGAGTTCAGAGAAGCAGACCATGTATATACATGGAATGGGGAGAGGGTAGTGTCAGTGACACAGGCCCTTGACCCGCTCAGTGATTATGGTGACATCCCAGACTGGATCATGGCCAAGGCTGCTGCCAGGGGCACATCCGTTCACCTGATCACTGAGTACTATGACAACGGTATGCTCGGAGACTATCCGGACGAACTAGAGCCTTATTTGTCCGCCTGGGAAAAGTTCCTGGCCGATACCGAGTTCGAGATCGAGCAGGTGGAGAACAGGGTTTATCACACCTTGTACCAGTATGCAGGCTGCATTGACAGGGTAGGCCGGTTCCCGAAGAGTAAGAAGCAGCCCAAGGCTATACTGGACATAAAGACGACAGCGAAGCTCATGCCCCAGGCAGGGCCACAACTGGCAGCATACCTCGAAGCGTACAACCTAACGAACAAGGAAGATCCCGCTACTCAGCGATGGATTTGCCAGTTGAAGGACGATGGCACATACATATTGGCGCAGCACACGGACAAGACAGACCTGTCTACCTTCCTGAGTTGCCTGAACATTTCTAAGTGGAGAGAGAGGAATCTATGATCGTGAAAGAGCCGAAGAAGTTTATTAACTACTACAACACAGAGTCATGGCAGTTGCTCAAACATGCCGCGCATATCAGGGACAGGTGGGCCTGCATAATTTGCGGACATCACATTGAGGATTCCGCAGACATCGTAATAGACGGTCACCATAGGTTTTACTACCACCATAGGCCGGAGTTCAAGGGCCTGGAATACCCTCTTGAGTCCATCGCCACTCTCTGCAGGGCCTGCCATGACAAGGTGACGGCTCTGAATGAGAACCTTTACCGCAACAATTTCGGTGAAGTGGAGCTGAACAATGATGACTGGGCGGAAGAGATGAGGGTGAAGTTATTCCCTGGGGAGACAACTAAGTGGGATTTCAACGCGATTACAGAGCGCCAGCTAACCCTGGTAGAACCCGTAACACCCGTAACAGTGGAGGACATAACCCAGGCCAAGCCTATCGGTGGCCTCCGAAAGAATGGTGGGCCAGCAATAGTCTATGACGCGATATGGGACCAGGGAAAACATGCGCTTGTGCCGAGAAGGGATATAGACAAAGCAGTTACCGGCAGACTAAAGACTGGGCTGAAGACAGAAGATGCGTATATCACTGATACGCTCTCCGCCTTGGTTCGCAATAACCATATCGGGATGGAGTTAAATCATTCCAAAGAGAGGGTGTACTTAATCCCCGATCTGGAAGCCCAGGCCCTGGTACAGGAGAACGACATCCCTCCGCAGAAGCGGAACGTGAAAGATATTTTTATCAGTGTGGCGGCGGTGTTCATCATCGCGGCCTGCGCTGCAGTGACGTATACAGTACTTACTTAACCAAGGAGAACGTAAATGACAGAGTTTAATACCGAGATCCCAGCAGAGTTCAGCCAACTAGCTGACGCGATCAGCAAGATCTTCGACAACATGCCGGACCTACTAAAGATAGAGGATGACACCCACTATCAATACGTCAACGAGCAGTGCGTCAATATCAAGGCCTCCCTGAAGAAGGTCAAGCGCCTGGAGAAGGACCTCACAAAGCCGCTTAATGATGCGAAGAACGAGATCATTGCCCATTTCAAGCCGACAGTGAAGGACTGGGAAGCCTCTGAGAAGCAGATGAAGGACGCAATGATTGCGTACACGCAGGAGCAAGAACGCAAGCGCCAGCAGGCTGAAGCAGAAGCTGTTGATAAGGAGCGCAAGGCCAGGGAGCGACTAGAGAAGAGGGCTGAAAAAGCCATCGAGAAGGGGGACGTGTCGAAGGCCGAAAACCTGCTGAGTCAAGCAGGCAGTGTAACGTCTGCCGTAAAGGCTCCGGAGGCTGTCAAGGCGGAAGGACAGTCTGTGAGAGAGAAGTGGACAGCAGAAGTCACGGATCTCATGGCATTAGTACAAGCTGTTGCTGCGGGGACTGTCCCCATTAACGCGCTAATAGCCAACCAATCATTCCTCGATTCCCAGGCCAAGGCTATGAAAGAAACCTTGAGCTACCCCGGAGTAGAGGCTAACAAGAAACTATCATTAGTGGTGAGATCATGAGCAAGAATAATACCAACCATTGTATTTTTAGTGGCAACCTGGGCAGAGATCCAGAGATCAGGT